CCAACCTCAGAGAGCCCAAGAAGTTCTGGGGTACCTCCGATATTCCGTCGCTTATCCAGCCGCAGCGGGAGCTTAACCGGGCCTTGAGCCAGCTCTCCCGCATCTTAGAGCTCTCAGGCAATCCCATCGCCGTCCTGGAAAACATTGCCTCAGCCGAGGACATCAAGGTCCAGCCCGGCGCCCTGTGGACCATAGGCGGAGGGGTCCGGCTACATGTCGACTATATCGACTTGCTATACCGTGCCCTGCACGATATATCGGAGATGCCCAGGGCAGCCTGGGGAGGTGTGGAGAGGGACCTCTCAGGCTCAGCCCTGCGGATTGAGCTCGGTAGCTTGATTCAGAAGGTAATTCGAAAACGCACCATCAGGACTAACGTATATCACCAGCGTAATGCCTTGATATTAAAGCTGGCGGAAATATTTATGAACGAGAACTTTGAGGGAGTGAACCATAGAGTGGTCTGGGGCGCGATACTACCTCAAGATATAGATAGACAGGCCCAGACCGAGCAGCTATTAGTCCAGGCCGGAGTCCACAGCCGGAGGACCGCCATGGACGAAATGGGGATACAGGACCCTGACGGGGAGTTTAACAGGTGGCTGGAGGAAAGGGTGAAGATCTTGGAAATGAACAGGGAGTTTAGGGCAGCCTCCACACGTGGCGGAGCGAGAGAGAGGGCGACAGCCGCGGAGATGGAAGTGCCTGAATAATAACTCATCTCTTTGTCATTGCGAGCCCTGAGCTCGGCGAAGGGCGAAGCAATCTCAAGAGGAATTAGGAGAAATGTATGGAAAACGAAGAAATCAAAGAAACCCAGGAAACCCCAGAGAATCCTAACGAGGTTTCCACCCCCGAGGACTTAGAGGCTATCAAGGCCCAGCTCGAGGAGGAGAGGCAGGCCAAGGCCGCCGCTGAGGCAAGCCTGGCTGAGAAGGACCAGCGCATCGCCGAGCTGGAGACATCGCTAAGCAAAGCGCAGCAGACGGCAGAGTCATTGCGAGCCGAAGGCGTGGCAATCTTTGAAGCCAGGGATCAGGCTATCTCTAAATATCTCGATGCCGTCAGGCTTACCAATCCCACCATACCCCAGGACATCATCGCCGGCAGCACCATCGAGGAGATAGACGCCTCGGTCCAGAAGGCAAAGGCCATCGCCGAGTCCGTCAAGGCCAGTATCGAAGCCCAGGCCAAAGAGGCTAAGGTCCCGGCCGGAGCACCCACCAGGGGTGAGATCTCCCCCGAGGGACTATCTCCCCGGGAGAAGATCGCCGCTGGAATCCAGCAAAAAGGAGGAACTACATAGTAAATCCTAAATCCGAAATGCCAAACAAAAGAAAGGGAAAATTTAATTCCTCTCATCAAAAGTCCAATGGCCAAAAAACAAAAAGGTTTTGAATTTTTAAATTAGGGTTTTGGATTTGTTTAGGATTTAGAAATTCGAATTTAGGATTTCTCCAAAGGAGGAAACATGAGTATTTCATTAGCAGAAGCAAGTAAACTCTCGACTGATATCCTGCTTAAGGGAATCATCGAGACCATTATCAAGGACAGCCCCATCCTGGAAAAGCTGCCCTTCATTCAGATTGTCGGCAACAGTCTGAAATACAACCGGGAGAAGACTCTCCCCACCGTCGGCTGGTACGCCCCGGTGACCGGCACCTGGACGACCTCTGAGCCGGCTTTCGAGCAGTGCTCGGCCAGCCTCTGCGTCCTCGGCGGAGACGCCGACGTCGACAACTTCCTCAAGGCCACCCGCTCCAATATCCAGGACCTCGAGGCGGCCGTCATCGAGCAGAAGGCCAAGGCCTTGAGGCATGAGTTCGAGAACGCTTTCCTTAATGCCGATGGCAGTAGCAACCAGCCCACCGGTCTCTATCATCTTATGAAGGGCACCGCCTGGACCGCCGACACCGAGATGGCTGTCGGAGACATCGTCGTGCCCACCGCCGGCCTCGAGAACGGCTTCCGGTATGAGTGTACCGCTGTAGCAGGTGATAAAAAGACACACGCCACCACTGAGCCCACTTGGCCCACCACCGAGGGCGCGACCGTGGTTGATGACCAGGTCACCTGGACTTGCCGCTATGGCAGCCACCTTGGCTCGGGAGCTAACGGTGCTTCCCTTACCCTGGCTACCCTGGACAAGCTTATAGACCTGGTCAGGGGAGGCAAGCCCGACTTGCTCTTGATGAGCCGCCGAAGCCGCAGGAAAATCCAGAACCTGGCCCGGGCAGCCGGCACCAACCTTCTCATCGGAGAAGGCAAGCTCGGCGAGATGGTCGAGTATTACAACGGCATCCCCGTGGCTATCTCCGACTGGGTCAAGGATAACTACGTCGTGGGCACGTCCTCGGATTGCTCGGCCATCTTCGCTTTCCAGATGGGAGAGGGCGCCGTGTGTGGCCTTTCCAGCCCCGAGATGATTCAGGTCGAACGCCTCGGCTCCCTGGAGACCAAGGACGCTTCACGGACCAGGGTCAAGTGGTATGTATCACTGGCCCTCTTTTCTGTGGTTAAGTCTGCCATGCTGACAGGAGTGAGAGACTAATGCCTGTGCCAGCTGGGCGTGGCAATCCCCTGGCCTGCATCATCACACTTCCTTATATCGTTTTGAGGACGGAGGGGGAAGGTCGATCCCCCTCCCTATCCTCAATCCCCCTCTTAATATAAGAGGGGCTAGGGGAGTTATGAAATGAACTTAACCGAAATGAGAGCCCGGGTCCGTGAGGACCTTCAGGACACCGATAGCCAGAATTACCGCTGGACGGACGACGAGGTCGATGGCGCCATCGATAGGGTAGTTATGGAATACTCCCTCCACGCCCCCATCGAGCAGCAGACCGATATCGCCACCACTGACGGCGACACTGAGCTCGATATCTCCTCCCTCACAGGTTTGCTTGAAATCGAGTCCGTCGAGTTCCCCATCGGCCAGCAGCCCAAATATCTCCAGAGGACCGGGTACTGGGCCGGCCACCTTTACATGGAGGGCGCGGGAGATGGAGAGGACGCCCGGGTAAGGTGGCTTAAGAAGCACACCCTCACCGCCGAGTCTACTACCATACCGGCAGAGCATGAGGAGATTATAGTCCTCGGCGCGACAGGCTACTTAGCCATGTCAGCCTCGACCTACACAGTAGACAGGGCCAGCATTGCCGGCCGGCACGCCACCATCAACTACAAGGCCTGGGGCAAGGAACGGCTCGACCGCTACGACAGGAAGCTCAAAGCCGTCTCCCGTACCTCTAAAGTCATCTCTCGCCAGCTCTACACCGAAGAATGATTGAAGTTGGTATCTTAAAGAACTTCGACAGCGGGACCTATAAGGCAGGCGTTCAGCTCGCAGGCTCTTTGACTACCTACTTCGACGACATCAGCGTGGCCAAGAATATCCCGTCGTCGGCCATGGTAATCGGCAACTACGTCATCGTCGCTATCCCCGGGGGCAACCCCAAAGATGCCTGCGTCATCGCCACCTGGCCCCAAGGCAGCCCCGGCGGAGGCTCATTCTTGGATTTATCCGACACTCCCTCCAGCTATTCCAGCCAGGTTGGTAAAATTCCCAAAGTAAATTCCGCTGAAGATGCCCTTGAATTTACTTCAGGCTGGGAGAAAATAGCTGAAGTAACAGTAACAGGTTCGGCAGTTGATTATATCGAGTTCACGGGCTTAGACATCAATACAGACAAATTTTATTACTTGATTTTCAACCTTATAAATGCGGAAGCAGCCTGTAACTTCGACCTATATTGCAATGTGGACTATGAACCCACAAATTACTACTCTCAGCTACTCCGAGCCTCTGGCACCACCGTCACTGCTGCCGGCTACAATGCCCCAACCTTTGTTTATATCGCATCCTCGCAGCAGTCACTAGGGGATATTTTGATTGCGAGGAATGCTGACGGCTACTTTAATTACAAGTCTTATTCTTTACGCAACGACTACGGTTTGCCATGCTTATATAACCGTGTCGGCTTGAAGTCCGATTCAGTTTCAAACATCACGGCTTTGAGGATACAAGGCGCCGTATCTACTCAAATTGGAGTGGGCACGCATTTGATTTTGTGTAAGCCGAGGACAGCATGAAAGGAATAATAGTAGATTGCAAAACAGGTAAGGTCAAAGAGATTTACGATAGTCTACCTCTGCCTGAAATGCCTCCCTATATTGAACCAAAAGGCATAGATTTGGCAGAGGTAGCCCAAAAAATGGGGGAGATAGATGAACTCAAAGTTAAAGTCTCCGACCTTGAAAAAGCCATCAAAACAACTAAGTAGGAGGAAAACCATGAAATCCAAAGTAAAAGAAGCAATCGAAAAGGAAATCACCAAAGAGGGACTTCCCAAAGAGGCCTTCGCCATCGTCGGCGACCCCCAGGATCCTGAGACCTGGAAGCTTCACCATCACACCAAAGCCATCTTTCGGGCTCTCCAGGGGACTGGGACCGCATGCCGGCAGCCGTCGCTGCCCTCAGCCCCGGCGGATATCGGGGGGAGAGGGTCCAGGCCTCGGCCGAGGACATCATCAAGGCCGCCCGTCACTTGGCTAATCATTATGAGAAGGCCGGGAAGTCCGTCCCCGACACCCTGGGCGCCCTGATTTAGTCCCCCTCTTAAGACAAGAGAGGTTAGGGGAGTTACGAAAAAGGAGTAAGTATGGCACAAGAACAAAACAAATCTAACCCGACCCTGGTCGAGGTTTTCACCTATTTCTTCCGTGCCATCGCCCGCCCTGCCGTCACCATCATCTTCGCCGGCGTCATTGCCCAGGTTGTTATTGAGGGAATCGATGTCCCCCAGTGGTTCCTCGCCCTGGCCATCCCCTGCATTACCTGGTGGTTCGCCGAGCGGACGGTAACGCACATCACGGAGAAGAAGGAGCAAGACTAAATCCCCCTCTTAAGATAAGAGGGGTTAGGGAAGTTATGAGAACCTTATCGGACACGCTCCTAGCCGCCCAGAACAAGGCCGACCGCCTCCCCTACGTCGAAGCCAGGGTCTATGACTACGAGCAGGGCATCAAACGCCTCACCTGGACCAAGCTCTATGAGGGCAGCGAGCCCGACAACCACCATGGCATCGCCTTCGACGGCCAGGGCAGCATGCACCGCATCAGGGCGGCTGCCGGCAATATTCTCTACCGCCAGAAAATCACCGACCCTGACGAGAACTCCGATTATTCCCAGTGGATAAACATCGCCACCGACTGTGCCGGTCCCTGTGCCATCGCCGCCTATGGCGCCAAGGTCTACATCTTTTACAAGACCACCGGCAACGTCCTCTGGGAATACTACAGCCATGACTACGGCCAGTCTTGGGATGACGCCCAGCTCGTAAGCTACGCCGACGTCCTCTCCCTGGCTGCCTGTTGGTGGGGTACAGGAAACATCGTCGTCTGCTTTGCCCTCAAGTCCAACCAGCTCAACGGCATTACCCTGGACACCAGCACCCAGACCGCCACTCAGCATACCTGGTCCGACGGCAATCATCCCTTGCTCGATACCTACGGCATCGGAGCTACCTTTAATCCTTCGACTCCAGCTATTGAGATAGTCTTAGCTGGCAAGGAATCTGATTCTCCCTATAACCACTACGACCTATTCAGGACGAAGTTCAGTAACACCTACAACTTCCTGGCCCTGGAAAGCTTTCTTATGTCCCCGGACGGGGAGGACATCACCTACGAGTACCCCGACTGCCATCTCCCCGCCAATGCCGAGTCCTACGAGACGAACCGTATCATCGCCGTGGAGAAGTTCGCCGGCACAACTGCCTATACTCGCCCCCTCGCCTGTCACACGGTTAAGGGCACATACTGGTCCGATACCACTTTCATCGAGCCTAAGCCCTTCCTGGATATCAGCTCAGGTTACGGCTTGAGGCTCCAGAGCACCGCCGGCTATTGGTGGCTGGAGAGGCCTGACGGAGTCTGGAGAGCCCCCCGCCCCGCTGAACCGCCCCTCGACTTGACCAAGGACATCATTTCCCTTACCCAATACCAGAATTCCCCTCTTAACATAAGAGGGGAAAGGGGAGTTATCATCGAGCTTGATAACTCCAAAGGCCGATACGCCAACCCTGGCCAGGGCGTCCTCGCTTCGCTTCGCTTTCGCAGCGAAGTCGTCCTTAATCTCGGCTATAAGACGACGGCAGGCAAAGAGACCTCCGAGGCCGGCACCTACTGGATTGATTCCTGGGAGTACTACTCAAAACCCAACATGTCCCGCTTCATCCTCACCTGCCTGGACGGCTGGGGCCTCATGGACCGCTGGACTGCTCGCTACCAGATGAGGTGGAATAAGGACGAAGTCAACCCCAAGTCCGTCTGGCA